CAAGGGCAAAGAAAGCTTCTGAGTCTGACCCTGATGAATTAGCCTTCTTGGAAAGCTCAGACTTAGAATCAAAGAATTTGAAGATATGCTGACCCGCTGCCATGATGTCACCACCATTGGCTACAGTCTCTTTGATGACACCAAAGGCAGCGTTGGCAATTGCCAGTTCAGCAAGCATTATCTATTCCAATATGTTAGAAGCCATGTAAGTAAACCACCAGCAATAGAGGCAATAGTCATACCCATCCAGAACCCACCTTTGCTTTTGTTAGCCAAGGCCAGTAGCTCTTTAATGTCTGTCTCCATGCTCTCTACCTTACAAGTTAAATTCTCAACCTGTGCTGTCAGTCTCCCATATTCTACTGGGTCTATGTTTGCCATTTATCACTCCCAGTTTTGAGAGCTAACCACCTCAATCAACGCAACTACATCAGCACAGGCGGTAATGGCTGTCTCCAGTCGGTTAGCCTCTGCGACAATGGCGGCTCTAGCGGCAACCGTAGCAGTAGGGATAGCCACATCACGCTCTGCCTTGCGAATCACCATCCAGTCGCTGCCAGCCAGCATAGAGCCAGCGGTAGCCTTGACTTGAGCAATCCAGTTGGACTTCAAACCTTTAGTAACCAGACGCTCATCGCTGTCAACCATAGCTGGGTTAGCGGGGTCAGAGTTGTCCAGCACCTTGACGTACACGGGGTTGCCGTCTTGGTCAACTTCCTCTTTGTCTTCCAATGCCTTGGGGTTGTTAATGTCGCCGTTCCAATAGAATCGGTCATCAGCACGGGTTGCATCAGCTTCCCATGTGATGCCCAAGGCTAGTCGGGCTTCAGACATTGACCTGCGTAACCAGTTGGCGGGGTATTGAATGTCACCCAACGTAAAGGCACGGTCGAGTGGGAGGGTTTTGTTGTTTACTTTGTACATATGTTTTCCTTAGCCTGCAAGTGAGTTCTTAAATGGGTTCTCGGCAAATGCCATGTAGATGTAAGTAGCAGAGCCTGTGTTATTGACAGCCGAGTTCGTTCTTGCTTTCATACCATTAGACACAAAATCCCAAACTTGAGTTCCTGCGTAGTTGTATTCGGAGTTTGGATAGTTAGGCCATATCGCCAACCGTTTATAGTTGTCAGGCTCACGCTCAGAATCCCAAATATACCAATCGCCACTAGAATCACTACGCTTATGTAAAACGAACTTTGGCTTAAATCCCAGATGCACAAAAACTCCGTCAGCAACTCCATTGCCCGTGTAAGTTCCGAACTTGCTATACCCTTCTACTTCGGCGAAGCAGTAGGCTACCATTGTCCAGCCAGTATTGTTTACATAATTACCTGACGCACCACCCGAAAACACAGTGGATGTTGGTGCTGTGGAGTTCCAGTAACCTGCGTTTGTTGCCGCTCCCAAAGGTGAATCTAACCATATTATTGAACTTGATGCGTTAGTTAACGCCGAATGATAAACCGCGTGGTTAGTCGAGCCACCTGTTCTACCAAAAGTAATAATCATGTCAGGAGTAGCCCCAAGACCATGCCCAATTGTTGCCGTAGCCACGCCATCAGCCGTATAGGTCACAATTGAAAACCCAGCAGTCGTGTTCGCACTGACTTGCGAGGTAATTGAGCCTAGCTCGTTTGTCACTGCTGCACCACCTGCTTTCCAGTTCCATGCGACAAAGGTTTGACCTGACCCAGAATTATTAACAGTGGAATCTGCACTTGTCCCTAACGTAAACCCGTCAGAATCAAACGACATTAAACCAGTAGTTTCCGTTAACTCACTAGTCGTATCGTTAGAGACAAGTGGTTTATTCGCACCGCGGACTGAGTCAAACAATTTATGCCAGTACGCATTTGTCCTTGCTTTTATCCATACAAAATCAGGCTGAAACCCAATGGTTCTTGCATTTGTCGCGCCTGTCCCTGCGTAGGTGTCCACATTAAACGCTGTACTCCCATTCACAATAGTCGAGTCTGGCAAGTTACCCGTGTGCAGGGGCAAGAAGTCCGTTGGAGGCGTGTAAGCGAATGGGCGCTGACCGAAGTTGAACCTAAAACTGCCGTTAGGGTCTGAGTCAGCGCCGAACAACCAACCACCGCCAGAATTAGTCATGCCTGTAAAAGCAACACCAAGACTAACACCGTTTTTATAGAACGTAATTGAACCCGCATCTGCGTCCATTGCAATACCGATAATATCTCCTGTAGTGGAAGATGCGGCGTAAGCTGTCCCAGTGTTAGAGTTATTACATTTATTACCAGTACTAACTCTATATGCGTAGCCGGGATTTCTAACACCAGCCCCATACAAACCCAACCCAGCGGCTGTTACATTTGAGCAAACACCAATCCATTGCCCAGTTGCCGTGGTAACAATTTGAACTTCAGCAAACCATTTTCCAGATGTCATTGGCATAGTAGCAAAGATTACATCTGTTGCACCGCCGTTTGCACCCACCTGATATTTTAAATTACCTTCTGAGGCAAAATCAACAGTGCTGTACTGACGGATTGCGGGATTCAACACAGCATAGTTACCACCGTCCGCATAAATCGTGGGTGTGTCTGTCATGCTGTCGTAGGTAGCACCACTGGTCAGCGAGATGCCGTTAGGTGTCCAGTCGTTACCGTTGCCTGATGAGTCAGCTACCAAGGTTGTCGTGTTGGTTGCATCGCTAAAGGGCAGGTAGAAGCCGTTATTGCCGTATGTGCCTTCGTAGGCGACAGGTTGCCATACACCCGTGTCTTCGTTGTACTCACCAAAGGATGATGGGTCTAGGGCTTGTCCGTCGATAAAGTTGACTTCTGCCATGTAACCGTCAAAGAATGCCCCTGTATCTGCTCTATACCCGATGGTATGCGGTGACGCGCCATTAACATAGCTACCTGCATTTAAAGGCAAGTTACCATAATCCGCAGAAAAACTTTGCACCCTTTCGCCATTAACATACAAACGCATCCTATCTGCTGGAGTTGCGTCTGTTGAATCATAAACAAACGTAAAGTGATACCACGCCGAAGGGTCACGATAGACTGCGGTAGTGGTTTTTCCGTAGTCGGTTGCACCGTTAATATAATAAAAGAATAGTTTATTGTCAGGAGCAAAAGCCAAAAGAAAGAAATCTGACCCGCCAAGATAAACTCCTAAAAGAGGGTCGTGAACACCAAGAGAGCCGCGTTTAACCCAAGCACTATAAGTCCACTTCTTGTTCTCAGTCGGAGTCCCAAACGTCCTACTCAAATAAGCAGACGCACTTGAGCGAAAGCGCAGGGAGTTCTCAATGGTGTAGCTAGCGCCCCCACCTTGACCCGATGCACCCGCTAGGATGTTTGAACCAATAATGCTCATCGCTTGTAATCTCCAGTCCACACAGCTTGGATTTCGCTTGCACCTTTAACAATGTAATCTACACGGTCAACAGCGTCACCAGCCGTGCTTAGGGTGGGTACAACACCCGTAGCAAACTTCCATGCTGTATTCCAGCCTAATGTACGCCCACCAGTTGCATCTTGAATAACAAAGATTGAACCACTCTGACCAGCCACCACATTCGTAGGCGCACCCACGTCAGCAGCAGTGCCTGTGAGCGTAAGCGTAAAGTTGTTACCTAACGCCAAGTCAACCGCAACCGTGGCAGTTTCCGTTAGCGTAGCGACAGTACCACTTTGACCAGCAGTAAAGGCGTTAACCTCATCAGCCTTAACACCAGAGATTTCAACTACAGTACCACCACTGGTCTTAGTAAAAATCTTACGGTCAGTGGTGTTTAAGGCAAGTTCTGCCTCTGTTAACGCACCAGCGCCGGGGACAGCAGTGGTCGTTGAACTGTTTTTAATAATAATCGTATTAGCCATTAGTAAGAGCCTCCGTCAATAGTGGATGTGTTTTGTAGGGCAGTGTCAGCGAGAGCACCTTGAGCCGCTGTAGCGTAATCAGTTGAAGCAGTCGCTGCTGCTGTGCCTAGTGTAGGTTGGTTTATTAAGTCAGTGTAACTACCAGTTGTTGCTACCGTAGCTAAGTCTGCTGGTTGGGTAGCTGTATCTGCCAAAGCCCCTTGAGCCGCTGTAGCAAAATAACCAACATCTTGAGCCGCCGCTGTGCCAATATCTGCTGGTTGTACTGATGTGTCAGCCAAAGCCCCCTGAGCCGCCGTAGCGTAGTCAGAAGAAGCTGTGGTAGCCGCAGTACCAAGACCTAGGTTTGTACGCGCTGTGGCGGCACTGGTGAGGTCTGAGAGGTTGTTAGCAGCTAGTAGCCCACCTGCGTCACTGTCAGTTAACGTAGCCCACGAGGAACCTTTGTAAACCTTTAGGGCATTTGTTGTCGTGTTGTAATAGAGAGCACCTGAGACAAGTGGGTTACCATCGTTGTCAAGAGTGGGATCACTAGCTTTAGAGCCTAGGTATACATCATCAAACGCATCTAAGGCAAGCTCTGCGGCTTCTTGTGCGTCCTCTGCCAACCCTTGTGCTATTTCGGCTAATCCTTGAGCAGTTTCAGCATCTGCTCTTGCAAGGTTAGCATTAGTTTCTGAAGTGAGAGCATTACCAGCCCTAGTTAAAGCAAAACCAGCTTGATCCGTAGCAATACCCGCTTGATCCGTAGCCGTACCAGCAGCGTCACTCGCTGTTCCTGCACTACTAGCCGCTGCTTCTGCCGAGTCTTCTGCTGCTAAGGCTTGTGCTGTAACCTCAGATAAGTAAGAATCTGTAGTACCGCTCCCAGCCCCACCAAGTCCACGAAAGATTGCCATTATTTAGTTCCCTTAGGTTTAGTTTTTCTGGTCTTTGCAGGAGGACTCTCTTGTATTTCTTCTTCTACTTCTTCGTAGTCTTCTTGTAAACGAATTTGTTCAATATCATATTCATTATGAAATTCTACAAAATTACCACTTTGTTTACATCTAAATTTAGCCATAGAATCTCCTAGTTCATTTAGTCCCCTCATGGGAAGAGACTAAAGGAACGGGGCTGCTCATAACAACCCCGCTGTTCTACTTAGCTATCAGGCAGCCATTGCAATTGCAACAGCGGCTTCATCACGCAGCTCTTTCACGCCATACAGCATGTCAGAGGTGAACAATGTTGCCAAGTAGTCTTGCTTGTACTGAGTCTGTGCGCGAACGCCCATCTGCTCTGCCAACACAAAGGCGTCCTTGTGGAACATCATACCAATACGAGCATCGCCAGTGGCAGTCTCGCAGTTGGTAGAAACGTAAACTTTCACGCCATAGACGTTACCGATTTGACCGTTACGGATAGTGTTGCTACTACCAACGTCACCCACAAAAGCTTGCTCAGTGAAACGAGCCAAGCCCATCATCACGTTACGAGCTACAGGAGGCAGGACCAAACAACGATTGTCCATAGGCACGTCTGCATCATCCAACGTCTGGATAACCTTACGGATACCAGCATCAGTGATTGCAGCTTCGTTAGCGCCAGTGTACAGGGTAGTACCGTCAGAAGCGATAACAGCCTTGTCATAAGCGATAGTGCCATTACCACCTTGAGCACCACGACCCAATTGAATCAGGTCGGTGTCTACTTGACGAGCCAGAGCGTAGCCAGCATCAGCAGTATAGAACTGACGCAGTGAAGACAGAGCTTGGGTCTCTGTAATGTCTTCAATAAAGCGGCTGTACTCATAGTGCTTGTTAACCAACACTTGGATTTCGGTCTCAGCGTCTGCTTGGATCGTAACTGCGGTTGCAGCTGCTTTCACAGCGGCGTTGCCACGGGTAGGCTTAGGGATGTGCAAGGTGTCGCCCTTTTTGCCCTTGAAGGACATCTTAGAGACGAGGTTTGCCATAACGAGGTTTTGCTTGTAGGCTGCGATAATTTCGTCAGACCACAATTCTGGGATAAATACACCAGCGTTTGCTTTGGTTACTACACTACTTGCGCCGCCGGGATATGCTGCTGTTGCCATGATAATTTCCTTTTAAAAATGTTTTATTTAACTCGACCTTCGGAATAAGCTCTCATGATTTCATCAGAAAGTGCTTGATACCGATCAGGGTCTCGTCGCATGAGTTCAATGATGTCGGAGCGTCGGTATGTCTTCTTAGAACTCTCTCCAGTGCCTTTGCTGCTTCCGGTACTAGCGGCTTTTATTGCCTGCTTACGGGAAACCTTCTCAACATCAGCGGTCTGTTGTACTACATTTTGTCTTTCTTTCCATGTAGATAACAGTTCACTGGCTGCGTCAAAGTCAAACCGTTGATCAGCACGGACATATAGCTCTTGGCGAACCTTACTGTTCATCACCCAGTCTTGAAACGAACTACTTTGTATAATGTCCGTATAATCAGGATGACTTGCCTTAAGGTTGTTTAAAGCTTCTGCCTTTTGCATTCGGGACGCAAGCTCTTCAGCTTGACGTACCTTAGGGTGCTTATCAATAGCTCTTGCTACAGCTGCATTGGGATCGTCATAAAAATCGATCTCTTCTTCTTCGACTTTAGGGGCTTGTTGTGAGATGGTTTGGGCGCGAATGTAATCATCTACTACTTTACGAAGTTCTCCAACTTCACTCCCTTGTTTACCCATAGCCCTTTCGGCCTCTTGGTGCATACGAACAATGTCTTTAACAGATTTGTTCTTATACTTCTCAGGAATATCGTCTTCATCTTCGTCTTCGTAAGAATCAGTGGTTTGTTCCTCTAAGGAATCCTCTGTTTCTGTATCGAGGGTGTCGAATTGTTCGTCCTCGGTTGCTTGAGATGTATTCTCGTCTTCATCAATAAATGTTGCCATATTGTACTCCGTGCTCTAAAGCATTGTGGAAAAGAAACTAGTGCTTGTGCGTTAAGCGGCACCTTTTTGTTCTGCTTTAATCTTCTCAGCACGTTTTCGTTCCCATTGCATTGATGCTCCGGGAAAGTCGCCAGTAACGCCCTCAAGTTTTACCATTGGCGTGCTTATGATTCTTTCAGCAGTTTTGTCACAGATCGGACAGTGGGTTGCCCGGCATTCCGAGTCCACTAATTTGTCTGATAAGTGACCGTCTTCGCAAACAAACTCAAATATCCGTCTAGCCATTATCTTCCTCCAATGCGTCTTCATAACTATTTTTTATGGTAGACTCATAAGAGAGGATACGGTTGACAGCTTCAAGTTGTCCACGTCGATACCACAGTTGTTTCTCGTCTGTAATGGTTAGAATGTCACCAAGTACATCAGCGTTTCCTTTGATGTCCTCAATGAAGTCTTTCCACCCATCTTGAGTAAACAGATGTAGTAAGTTTTCGTAATAATCTTGTAATTCTTTATTCATCTCTTTGTCCTTTCGTATTAGGAGAGACCCTGTGTATATTATACCACACTTTTACTGTTTTGTCAAGCTATTTTTATTCATCATTTGCATTGTGGCTATACGCTCATTGCTGACAATGTCACGTTCTTTTAGCATCAGCTCCGCAATCTTAGCTCGTTTGGCAAACTCATCCTCATCTGCGTTACCTTCTTGAAGGTTAGTAGAGAGGGCTGCTGCCAGTTTAGCTTTGACCACTTCAGGCTCTAATTGAGCCTCTATAGCGTACTTTTGTGCCTTAGCCTGTGTTTCAGCCACCTGAGCCTGCAAAAGCTGCATCTGAAGCTGTGCCGTCTGCATCTGCATTTGCATCTGTTGTTGTTGCATTTGCTGCTGCTCAGGGTTAGGCTGAGAGGCTTTCTTCATTTGAGCCATTAGCTCCTCACGGTTAGATATGCCCATGTTATCCACAACAGCTGAGATCAGCATGGGGTAGATGGGGTTATCTTGGCCTACGGTCTGCAAGAGTTGTACAAGTTGTGTTACCTCATATTCACGAGCAATAACACCCAATGATGATGAAGGTATAAACTTATAATCGCTAACGGGATAATTATCTGGATCAAATTGCATGTACCTCCACGCTGTCTTCTCAATCATGGGAATTAGGAAGGATTCTTGGAAGTTAATCAAGGTACGCTTATGACGCTTGATAATCGCACCCAAAGACATGGATACAGCCCCTGCTGCTGCTTCACCGTTGATACTACCGGGAATACCAGCGGCATCTACAGCTCCTGTAGCCATCTGGACCATCTTCTGGAGTTCTCCGGCCTGTGCAAAGGTAACTTGGTCTAACTGACCAAACTTAAAGGGCTGTAGGATCTCCGCAGGGTTACCGTTGGTAAGGATAGTCTTACCGGGACGAACTTCCAACTTAGCTCCACGGGGCATACGAGAGGCATCCATGGCAATCATGGGATGCACTGTAAGCGCTAGGGCATCAATACGAGCACGTAACTCAGCATCCAAAGCCTTCTGGCTGTTATAGCCCTTCTCACAGATACCACGGCCCCAGAAGCGACTTGGGACCACATCCCAAGGGAAAGCTACAACAGGACGATCCTGCATCATGTAGGGGTTCTCTTCGATCTTTAACAGCTGACCACCGTTAGCAACAACAATAATTACTTCGATGTAACCATCATCCTCGTCATCGTCTTCTTTAGAATCCTCTGTTTCTAAGTCAGACATTTCGTCTTCTTCTGAATCGTTAAGAGCATTCGTATACAGATGTTTAGGAACTAAACCATAATAACGGGTTAAACGAACCTTGTCATCCTCATAGGCAGTAATGTCTTTATCTGCTTCAAGATCAGTGTCCGTAGCAGCATCCTCAAGCTCAACATCGTTATAAATGCCAGATTCAATACCTTGCTGAACTTGGTGCTTGGGCACAAACTCGTCAATAATGACACCCATGGCATCTTCAATGGTCGTTGCTACAGGGTCAATCAAAAAGTTCTGAGGAAGCACAGGACGCAGTTTAACAACAAAGCGGTCACTAATGTTTACACCTACGGCCTGCATAGCACCATCCATAAGAGGCTGTGTAGCAGGTTTCATCTCTTTGACTTCTTCTAGTACTATTTCAGCACAACCAGTACCAAAGACTGCGGAGTTAATAAGACATTCTGCTACAGCACGACGAGTCTTTGTAAACTTAAAGTCCTCATCTAGCTGGTTCTTAAGATACTCAACGTCACCCTTTTGCTGGTCGTTTCGGTCATCTTGAATATCAAACCACTTACCTCGACCAAAGGTGGCCTCTTCTACCTCGGCGACAGCACTTTCGACTGCCTGTTGTAGGGCAGGGGAGATCAGACGTGAGCGCTCTGAGTCACGAGTTCTGTCCTCTGCGTTCCAGACACCACGCCAGAGGCGGTAGTACTCGTCAAACTTGTCTTTGTAGTTAGTGTTGTAATGGTCGCGCCAGCGCTCGGCCTTGTCCATCACCCACGCTTCAACCTTAGGCTCTGTGTACTTTTTATCGTCGTCCATTACATGCCCTTCTTAGCGCGACTGTTGCGTTTTGGCAACGGACGTGGTGTTTTCTTTAGGCACTTGCCTGCTGACTTACATTTAGCAGGGGTAGGGCAACCGGGGCATGGTTTAAAACTCTTTGGAGTCATTGTTTACCTTTCTAGTTTAATTAACATTTCCACTTTTTAAGTGCTAATGCTTTACGGGTAGGACTTCCGTCCGGTTTCTTCATAGGTCCTTTGACTCCACCCATACGAGCACAGAAGGAGTTCTTTCGTGCTCCACCCTCAGGCTGAGGACGCTTTAGGTTACTACCTGTGGCTGCGTTGATACGCTTACGGCCTGACTCTGACAGACCTCCTGTGGGGTTCTTGTCCTTCTTGGTAAGAGAGATCTTCTTATCAGCCATTTTTGACCTTCTTGGCTGTCTTAGCAGCCTTCTGGAACTGTTTAGCCGTAGGAGCACCCTTTGTACCGGGTGTTCTCATCTTCTCTTTACTACCCGCAGCTATGCGCTTACGTTTAGCATGAATATTTGCATAGAGTCCATTTGCCATCTTACCACCCCGCTACTGCGTCCATAGGTTCCCAATCGTCTTCCTCAAAGTCAGACACATAAGATACCTTTGCCAATTGTTCGATATACGATAACGAGTCTACCAAGTCATCATGTACCAGCTTATTTGGGAATTGAAACAACTGGTCCAAGAACTCGCTATTCCAATCACCTTTGTTTAGTGTTACGTAGCCGTTCTCAAAACGACCTTGTAGAGACCAAACAACCCTGTCTGTCTTTTTCTTGTTACCATGGGTCAGCTCCTCAACCCTAAAGAATGTCTGGGTTCTCTTCATTATATCGGTCATGTAGGGCATAACTGCCTGTTTAGCGATACCCTTCTCAATCCCTACGGCATTTGGTTCATACTTCTTGACAGCATCAAAGATCTTCTTGGCTGTTTTCTTTACGTCCCAACGACCATAGATAATCTCTGCAACCCACCAACCCTTCTCGTTTGCTTTTACAACAGCAATAGAGGTGTTGTCTAGACGCTTGTTCTTAACTCCTGTAGAACCTTCTTCTTCAAAGCCTGCCAAGTCAATTGCAATGTAGTAGTCGCCAGACTCAGGTTCATCTTCATCGAACTTAATCCACTTCTCTTTGAATAGTTCGCCTCCAGCAGCCTCGAAGGATGCCATAAATTCCTGCCGGAACGAGAATGAGGACATACTCTTTTTTGCTGCTTCAATTTCATTAGGGTCTAGTAAGGGGTTATCAAAAGAAGTAAAGTGGAAAGACTTAAAGGTGTCATCTTCGCCTTTTAAGCCGTATTGGTATAAATCATAGAAGTGGTTACGACCCATTGGCGTACCAATGAACATCGCTCTACCCTTCAAGTCAGCCAGAGCAGGCCTAAGGATCTGTTCCCAGACCTCTGGCTTCATGTCAGCATACTCATCAAGTACCAGAAACTTTAGCGAGACACCTCGCATTGTTTCAGGACGATCAGCCCCTTTGAGGCTAATGGTTGCTCCATTGACAAGCTTAAGCTGCAAGTTGTTAATATGACTATTGGTAATAACCGAATGACCAATCTCAAGCAGGACTTGCCACATGATGTCACGGGCCTGTCCTTGGGTGGGAGCAACGTAGAAGACATGACCTTTGTCACTTTGTAGTGCTTCGACTATTAGACGATCAGCAGCTAAGTGACTCTTGCCTGTACGCCGACCAGCGGCTACTACGTGGAACCGAGTATCATCATTCCAGACCTCCTGTTGCCAAGGAAGTAGTTTAATTTGTAGATCAGACATCTTTGATCTCCACGTCAGTTACTTCATCGACAACCTCAGGCTCGCTTACGCTAGTCCCTAGGCCAGTAATATTGATCTGTATAGCAGACCTACCACCTTGTTTAACAACTTCTTGCTCAAAGGCCGACACAGGGATAATTCTATCTACGACCAACTTCCATGCAGCTGCTTGGTTCTTATGTTCGTTATCTAGAGCAGCATCAAAGATGGCATCTAAGACCTTCCTTGACTTTGGGCTAGACAACATCCTAGCTTTATATTCGTTAATGATTGCAGCATCACCTTTAGGGCGACCTACAGCATTACGTTTAGTATTGGCAGACAACTCATTCTTTGGTGGTCTTCCAATTTTTCTTTTTATTTCTGACATTAAAGTCTCCATAGTTATCTTAGGAACTCCTAAGGCTATACACGAGTATTTATACTTTGGTTAGTGTTTGTTAATAACCAACATAAAGTATCATCACTATGTGGTGTATGGGTTTCTCGTGTTTGTGTCTCTATATACCTTATATTATAGCACAAAAATCCCTATTTGTCAAGTGTTTTCTTATCTGTCCCTAATTAAACCTTAGTTTAGTACCATTTAAACAACAGTTTCTCTTTAGAATACATAAGCTTATATTACTTTTAGTATATAGAGGAGTTTCTTTAGTTTCTTTAGGATCTAAAGGAGACTTAAGGGGACTAAAGGGGCCAATGTAGTTCCAAATTACCCTTATTTTGTATCTGGGCGGGTACAGCTAAAATACAACACAGG